AACATATGGTAAATTTATTACAGATATGACATTGTATTTAAATAATATTGATAGTTTCCAAGATAAAGTGATTAATAATTTAATGACAATCTTAAATAAACAATTACCTAATGTTAATAATAGTCCTGAGGCATTAGTCTCTTCTGACTTACAAGGACCTCAAAGTAAAGTTGAGTTATGGGAATCATTTAAAGCTATAAATGATAAATGGATTTCGGGTAACGACTTTAAAGTTAAAACGTTATTTGAGGATATATTATTACTTGATAGGGCTAGTAGAAATATTGGTGATAAAATATTAGTTGATGTTTATAAATTAAAAAATAGATTACAAAATATAATGGATTCACCTAAAGTGAGTATGTTAGTTTTTGTACAAACCATATTACAAGAGAATAATTTTGTTGTTCATAATTTACCATCATATGTGAATTTTTATAATGTTCAAGATGTTAGTAAAAATCCTAAACCAAAACCTGAAGGAACATTAGAGTTTGCTAATACTTTATTTGGGACATTTTTAAATGTTGATTATAGAAATTCGGGGCCTAAAATGGTTTGTTATTATGCAGGTAAACCTAGTGAACAGTTAGATTTAAAAAATAATGTTGATTACCGATATAGAAACGACGCCTTTGATTTAAGAAGGTCAAGTGATAACCCATTAAATGAAAATTTAGTTGGTAAAAATGACTGGGATAAATCAAACAAAGTTGTTGGATTTAATGTTGACATTGGTCCCCAAAATCAATCCATATTTTATGGGTTTATGGTTGACCAACAAAATTCTCAGTCTACCGCTGAAGCCTTAGAAGTTATTAATCAAATGGCTAATCAAGCGGGAAATAGAGGAGGAAGTACACAGAGTGTGTCCCTATATAATTTGTATAAAAATAGAAGTTATACTTGTACTATTAGTATGATGGGTAATGCTCTGATACAGCCAACAATGTATTTCAACTTAAGACACGTACCAATGTTTAGTGGGCCCTATATGATTCAAACTGTTGGTCATACAATTTCGCCAGGGTCGTTTGAAACTATTATCACAGGTATCAGACAACCAACGGCTTCTTTACCTAAGATTGAAAATTATATCCAAACTTTAAAAAATAATTTATTACAAAATATTATTGAAAATAATAAAAAAGATAAAGAGGCTAAAGATAAACAAAATAAAGACGCAAGTGGTACCACGCAATCACAACAGGCTAAAATACAAGCAATTACTGGTGGCGACAAATCATTAACTCAACCACAAACTTGTACTCCGTCATCACCTTATAACACTTATTATAATATAACACCAACTGTTTATGATGAAACATTTAGTTCTGTTAAAAGTGAGTTATCTAATGTGATTGTGGTAAGTAATGTTGATGGGTCTAAATTAAAATACGTAATATTTGCGGCGTTATATGTTGAATCAGCTAACGGTAATCTCAAGTTTACTGCGTATGAAAATAATTTTGCGGGAGTAACGTTAACGTCAAAATGGGGTAGTGTTGAAACATATTTTAATAATAATAAACAATTTTTTTGTCAGACATCAGAAGGAGATAAAACAACTTTACCTTATGCTGTCTTTGATGATTTGTTTAATCATTTAAAGTTTTTAGTGGGTAGATGGAAAGATAGGATGACCTCTGATGTTGAAGTTAGTGCCCAATCAATTGCAAAATTTTTAATACTAAATAATGTTACAATAAATGGTCCTAACACTAAAGATATAAGTGTCTATAATTCATACGATAGTACTAGATTAAAAAATCTTGAAACCAAAGTTCAAAAAGCTATTGATATTTATAACGCAACAAATTAAAAAATGGTGATATTTATATAAAAACGTATATTATGAACACGAAATTAATATTAGATAATTACTTAGGTAAGAATACTAAGACAACGGAAAAAGATATGGGTGACGGTACTAAACAAGTATGTGATTTAGATACTGGTGATTGTTACACTATTAGAATGAAAGATGGATTAATTGAGAGAGTTGATAACACTCTTAATAAGAACAAAAAAATTCAAGTAGAAACTAAGAATGGAGTTAAACAATTATTAAATGGATAAGGACATGAAGATAGATGTTAAAATTTTAAATGAGTTAAAAAGGTATAACTCAATCAATAATTACATTATGGAGCAAGATGCCGAATTACCTCCACCACCCGCTGGTGATGTACCACCACCTGATGCAGGAATGGCACCCCCAGCACCTGATGCAGGAATGGCGCCTCCAGCACCTGATGCAGGAATGGCTCCTCCATCACCTGAAGCTGGTGCGGCACCTACAGGTCCTGTTGATGTTGCAAATGACCCTGACGTTGAAAAACTTGATGATAAAAAAGAAGAAAGTGATAAAGAAGAGTTAGAAATAACTGACTTAGTTAAATCACAAAAAAATGTTGAACAAAAACAAGAAGAATATTTTGAACAATTATTTGACCATTTAGGAAACCTTGAAAATAAGTTGGGTGAAATGGATAGTATTGTTAACAAACTTAATGATTTAGAAGCTAAGATTGAAAAATATAGAACAAAATCACCTGAAGAAAAATTAGAACTAAGGTCTTTAGATTCGGGACCATTTAATCAAAAACTAACAGATTATTTTGAAGACAAAGAAGAAGACTTTGAAAAATTAGGGAGAGATGAATATATTTTAACAAAAGATGAAGTTGAAGAATTTTCACCTTCCGATATTAAACGTTCTTTCAGAAATTTTGAGGAGGACGAAACTGACTTGAATAACTTTAAACGACTACGATAAAAAAAAAACGGGTTTCGGCCCGTTTATTTTGACTGACATATTTGACTGACAATAATTTTAATATTATACTTTAGTAAACTTTTAATTTAATATATATGGCGACAAACAGTTTAGACGCAGTACTTGCACAGTACGAGAAATCACAACAGTCGGGGAATTACACCCCAAAAATGTCACAAGAAGACAGAATGAAGAAATACTTCGCAGCTATCTTGGACAAGAATGAGAAACAAGGTCAGAAAAGACTAAGAATTCTCCCAACTACAGATGGTTCTTCACCATTTAAAGAAGCGTGGTTCCACGAAATCCAAGTGGACGGACAATACGTAAAGTTGTACGACCCTGAAAAGAACGACAACGAGCGTTCACCTCTTTCCGAAGTTTATGAAGAGTTAACATCAACAGGAAAAGAAAGTGATAAAAAACTTGCGGCTGATTACAGAGCTCGTAAATTCTACATTGTTAAAGTTATTGACCGAGATAACGAACAAGACGGAATTAAATTCTGGCGTTTCAAACACAATTACAAGAATGAAGGTGTGTTGGACAAAATCATTCCAATTTGGAGAGCAAAAGGAGATATCACCGACCCTGATAAAGGAAGAGATATTATCCTTGAGTTGACAAAGGCTAAAACCCCTAAAGGAAAAGAGTATACTGTTATCCAAACGGTTATGTATGATGACCCAACACCTGTACATGAAGACAAGGAAACTGCTGATACTTGGGTTAATGATGAATTAACTTGGAGAGATGTGTATTCTAAAAAACCTGTTGAGTATTTGGAAGCAATTGCTAACGGACAAACACCAAAATGGGATACGGTATTAGGTAAGTATACTTACGGTGATTCATCCGTATCTGAAGAATCATTTGGTGGAGGTTCTGCAAAGGTAGAAACTTATGTTGACCCACAAGCGGATGATGACGCTGACGAGGAATTACCATTCTAATTGATTATTTTTACGATAAACCCCTAAATGGGGTTTATCTTTTTATTAAATATTAATACATTTATTTATGGCTATTAAGAAAAAAGAAATATCATTAGATTCTATTAAAGGTAAGTACTCTACCAAAACTAAATACAAAGACGAATCATATTATAATTGTGGTGAAGCATTCTATGAGGCGTGCGGATTACCTGGACCTGTGATGGGTGGAATTAATATGTTTTTGGGACACTCAAACTCGTCTAAAACAACCGCAATGATTTTGGCGGCCGCTGATGCTCAAAAGAAAGGACATTTACCCGTATTCATTATTACTGAAAAAAAATGGTCTTGGACACATGCAGTTGAATTGGGGTTAGAAGCGAATCAAACTGAAGAAGGTGATTGGGATGGAATGTTCATTTTCAATGACTCGTTTGATTACATTGAACAAGCAACTGACTTTATTAATGAAATTATTGACGCACAAGAGAAAGGTGATATCCCATATAATTTATTATTTTTGTGGGACTCAGTTGGTTCAATTCCTTGTAAGATGACATTTGATGGTAAAGGGGGTAAACAACATAATGCAGCGGCTTTCGCTGACAAGATTGGTATGGGGTTACACTCTCGTATATCTAAATCAAAGAAAGAAGATTACCCATATTACAATACAATGGTAGTTGTTAACCAACCTTGGGTAGAATTACCTGACAATCCATTTGGACAACCTGAGATTAAAGCCAAAGGTGGTGAAGCGTTGTGGTTGGCATCGGCATTGGTATTCTTGTTTGGTAATCAGAAGAAAGCGGGAATCAATCACATTACCGCAACCAAAAATGGTAGAACGGTGTCATACGCAATTAGAACAAAAGTTTCTATCTTGAAAAACCATGTGAATGGTATTTCATTTAAAGATGGAAAGATTATTGCGGTCCCACAAGGTTATATCAAGGATGATAAAACTGCGTTGGATAAGTATAAGAAAGAATATTCCGATTATTGGAATAGAGTATTAGGTGGTGAAGGTGACATCAAGTTTAAAGACGAGTTAGTACCAACAGCCGAAGAAGAATTTGAAGATTGATTGTAGAACCATTTAATGGTAAAAAATGACAAAAACCCTATTAATTGACGGGAATAATTTATTTAAAATAGGATTTCACGGTGTTAAAGAATTTTATCACGAAGGAAGACACGTTGGTGGGATTTGGCATTTTTTAAATACCGTCAGACGATTCATTGAAGAACAAAATTTTGATAAAGTAGTAGTGTTTTGGGATGGGGAGGATAACTCCTCATCTCGGAAACTATTATACCCACAGTACAAAGAAAATCGTAGAGTTTATAAAAACTTTAATGAAGAATCTTATCACGAACAAAGACAAAGAATCAAACAATATTTGGAAGAAACATTTGTTAGACAAATTGATATCCCAAACAACGAAGCCGATGATTTAATATCTTATTATTGTCAAATATCAGAAGATGAAACTAAAGTTATTTTTTCAGATGATAAGGACCTTACACAACTTATTTCAGACAAAGTAAGTATCTACTCCCCATCACAAAAGAAAGTCTATAAGAAGGGAGATAAAATCAAAATAGATAACATTGAGATACCTCATCAAAA